TTGCACTTAGGTTCCCGCTTACTCCCCATGAGAAGCGGCCTTCTTGCGTTCTTCTTTCATCTTTTCGGCACGTACACGTTCCCAACGGGAATACGCACCAGGAAAGGCACCAGTAATGCCTTCCAGTTTGAAGTTAGTAGCAGACATGATACGCTCTGCTTGAGTGCCGCAAGAGCAGTCCACAGAGCGTACAGAATCATCTACAAACTTCTCAAACACCTGCCCACAAGGGCAAGCAAATTCAAATATTCTCCGCATGTTGCAATTCCTCAAAGACTTTCTCACACATTCGTTTACGGTTAATGATCAGATCAAGAATGTCTAACTGCCCCTTGCGATACCATAGATCATTGGAGTCTTTTACAGCCGACAAGTCATCAATGCTGTCTCTTAACTTTTGTAAGTCTTCTGTGAGGTCTTTCCAGCCTTGCTGGGAGAATAATGAGAATTGTTCTTCGTAATACTGTGTTAAGGATTGTTCCATAGGAGTCCTTTGTAGTTGCTTATAAGAGTATTATACACTAATTTTATGTTTTTGTCAAGTGTTTTCTACTGCTTTCGCATCATTTGTGTCATTGCAATACGTTCATTGCTGTCAATATCCTTTTCCTTCAAGGCAATTTCAGCAAGTTTTACGCGACGTTCAAAGTCTTTAGCTTCGTTGTTCTCATCTAGGTTCGTGGACAGTGCTGCAACCAGCTTAGCCTGAGCAATCTGAGGTGTTGCCTGAGCCTCTGCAACAGCCTTAGCAGCCTCTGCTTGCTGTTTCTGAGCCTTAGATTGCATCTCAGCAATCTGAGCCTCCAGAAGAGCCATTTGAGCCTGTTGCTGCTGCATCTGAGCCTGTGCAGCCTCAGGTGAGGGCTGAGACATCTGATCCAGTGCCTGCATAAGCTCTGCACGGTTCGTAAGGCTACTGTTTTGCATGATTCCCTTGAGAATCAGGGGCAGAACAGGTGTATTCGGGCCTAAAGTCTGTAACAAACCAATCATCTGTTGTTGTTCAAACTCACGAGCCAACACACCAAGAGCAGCAGTAGGCACAAAAGTCATGTCAACAGACGGATAACGCTCAGGATCAAACTGCATATATCGGAATGCAGCTTTCTCAATGAACGGAATCATGAAATCTTCTTGGAAGTTGGTCAGAGTACGCTTGTACTTCTTGATAACTCCAGCCATAGCCATACTCATGCCACCGACACCAGCGTCACGAGGCACATTCGTAGGCATTCCGGAACTATCTACTGTTCCCGTTGCTTGTAACAGCATCCGTTCAAAGTTCTGAGCCATAACCATCGAGTTACCGTCAGTCTGTCCGAACTTAAATGGGAACAGAATCTCATTAGGATTACCGTTAGTCAGGATAGCCTTACCAGGTTTAACCTCAAACTTAGCACCACGAGGCAGTCGGGTAGCGTCCATAGCCATCATAGGAGCCGTTGTAAGGGCCAAGGAGTCCATATGAGCACGCAACTGACCGTCAATGGCCTTCTGCATGTTATAAGCCTTCTCAACCGTTCCACGACCCCAGAAACGACCAGGAACCGTGTCATCCTGATAGGCAACAACAGGACGATCCTTCATCATGTACGGGTTTTCTTCAGCCTTGAGCAGCAGGCTGTCGTTCGCAATGACGACAATAGCTTCGACAAGGTTGGAATACCGGTCACCAGGAGAATCTTCAGGGAATAATTCTTCGTATTCCTCTTCTTCTACCTCAGACAAGTACTCACGAGGCACCAAACCGTAGTAAGTTACCAGACGAACCTTGTCATCTTGGAACTGTTTCGGGTCTTGAGTAGGCTCTAATTCAGCATCTTCACTGTCAGGCTGGATGTCTACCTTGCGATAGATGCCTGCTTCAATGCCTTCAACAATCTTGTGGATAGAAACAAACTTTTCAATCGCCACGCCCATAGCTTCATCAATGGTATCAGCGTTAGGATCAATCAAAAAGTTCTTAGGATTGACTGGTTTTAGCTTAACTGCAACTCGTTCAGTCTCATTCACACCGATTGCAGCAGCTTGAGCTACACCGGGAATAGGTTGAGTAGCGGGAGTGTATTCAGTTTCACTCTTAACGATGATTTCACCGATGCCAGTACCATAGATTTCTGCCATCAGTTCGATCTGATCAACAGATTTCTTGATCTTATCCTTCTTGAAATCCTCAGTAAGCTGTACTCGGAGGGCTTCAATGTCCATCGGATTACCATCTACATCACGGATGTCATCATCAATGTCAAAGAATTCACCGTTACCGAAGATAGCTTCCATGATCTCAGCATGGCGAGTCTCTACGGCTTGCTGCGTGGCAGGAGAGATGATGCGAGAGCGTTCCGAATCACGTTGGCGGTCACTTGAATCCCAAACCCCACGAAAGATACGCTCATACTCTAACCACTTATCCATGTAGTTAGCATCACGATGATCCCGCCAGCGAGTAATGTGATCAGTAATCCAAGAGACAAGTTCTTTGTCATTCTCGGAAGGCTGATCCATCTCAGTGTTGTAGTTTTCTTCCATTACATATCCTCAATAGAATCGTTTAGGGCATCGTCATCTATCTCAACCTCGGAACTCGTAATCGGCCCACCAACAAGCCAAGCACTGCAAGTACGATCAGCAGCACACTTGAAGTCAAATAATTCACAGAAGCCCAGATTAGCAGTCTTCATGACATCTTCTGCATAACCTTCTTCTTCATCAATTCCATACTTGATGCACTCAAGCATTTCAGGAGTCTGGATGAAAGCAGCACAATTGCCACAGCGCATAGACTTGGCTTGCTTTAGGTCAGTCTGCCATTCGTTTGCTTTATCGTTCCAAAAGGCTTCGTTAGATAATTCAGGATTAGCAGGGCCATATCCATACTCTTTAAAAGCATGGTTACGGTTCTTGAGATTGACATGAATATCTTGAGTTGCAATAGGACACTTCATTACCATTTCACCTTATTGGCCCAGAAAGCCGCAGACATCTTACCCTTGGCAATGTTCTTGGCATGACGAGCCTTGAATGCTTCGTTACGAGCAGAACCTTCAGGAGAGCCAGATACGCCTTGCTGACCAAAGCGAATAGTCTTAACTTGATCACCTTCCTTGGCGACAACAACATGGCTTTTGGTAGGATGGTTAGGAGTGCGCTTAGGCTTGTTGTATCCTGCTACACCTGCACGAGTAAGTCTAGAATCAGTAGCCACTTTTCTTAACCTTCTTAGCAGTCTTGGCTGCATCCTTGAAGTCTTTAGCAGACGGAGCACCTTTGGTTCCAGGCTTTCGCATCTTTTCACCGGAGCCAGCTTCGATGCGCTTGCGTTTAGCGTTGATGTTTGCGTACAGTCCTTGTTTCATTTAGTACCCCGATATAATGTCAAGTGTTTCGTATTCATCGTCTTCGTAGTCTTGCTGATAGCTAGTGATAGCAAGCTGATCGACATAAGACAAAGCATCAACCAAGTCATCATGCACTCCTTGTGTTGGGAACATAATCAACTGGTCATAGAATTCATCCCAGTCCTCATCCTCGTTAAAGGTGATACGACCATGCTCCATACGACCTTGTAAAGACCAAATTACACGATCATTCTTTTTCTTGTTTCCGTGCGTTAAGTCCGTGATGTGCGCGTAGATGTTGTTTTTACGCATCAAATCATTTAGGTATGGCAACACTGCGTTCTTCAGTGCACCACGTTCAATACCAATAGACAAAGGCTCAAAGTCTCTGACAGCCATCAGAATCTTTGCAGCAGTCTCTCGGATATCCCATCGACCATGAATGATCTTCTTTACCCACCAATCACCATTGTCAGTTACCTTAACAACAGCAATAGCAGACTCATCTAATCTTTTCTTAGAAGCACTGGCATTCTTAGCAACATCCTCAAAGCCTGCTAAGTCCACAGCGATGACATAGGAGCCATACTGAGGTTCTTCAGACTTTTTGAACCATTCTGACTTGAAGATGTCAGCACCGGCTGTATCAAAGCTAGACAAGTATTCTTGTTTAAAAGCAAAAGAACTTAGGGTTCTCTTAGCAGCCTCAATTTCCTTAGGATCAATCGTTTCATTGTCCTGAGTCGTGAAATGCCATGACTTCCACTCTTCGTCTTCTTCAGACTGTCCCAGCTTAAACATGTCATAAAACCAATTACGACCAGCAGGAGTAGAAATAAACAATGCACGACCCTTACGATCAGACAAAGCTGCTCGTAGAATCTTTTCCCAAACTTCTTGCTTGATGTACGCACATTCGTCCATCACAA